TTCTTGACTGCGTTTTGGAGGCTTTGGCATAGGTGTATGTTAAGACCTCTTTTTGTTTTGAGCCACAATAATTTGGGGGGGTATATGCGTATTAAATGGGGGCTGGGGGGTTGGCGGGTGGCGTGGTGGTGGGCGGATACTTGGCCAAGGACTCTGCTCTAGGTTTGCGAAGTTTTATTCGCTTGTGACGAGGTTTAGGCAAAGTTTGCTTATGTATTGAGATAGTTGCATTTGAAACTCTTTGATAACTACTTGTAGCTTCAATACTATTACTCTCATTTGTCGCAGAAGATGTATTGTATTTACTTTCCTTTAGATCAATAACCTCCGCTTTCTTCTCTCGCTTTCTGCCCGCTATGCCCGCCAGAAGTTGTGCTAGATTCCCGCTGATGCCGTGGGTGACATCTTGGCTAACTTGCAGACGAGCAGAGGGTTGCGAATACGAAAACGATCTCTCTAGAATCCACGCTCTAGCTTGCCAACTCTTTTCTCCAGCTTGGTTTATTGAGTCGAGGAGGTTGGCTTCTAGTCCACGCCTTGCTTTTTGCAGAGACTCGTTAAATGCCTTGTTTCGATGTTGCCAATTCTGGATTGTCGCTGGTGAAATGCCTAGTGCTTCTCCCGCTTTTTCGTAGGTCAAGCCCTTCCGAACAAATGCCAAAATCTTCTCGTGAATCTCTGGTGTGAGTGTGGAATGTCGACCAGTTTTCTTTTCCGTTGGTGCGGTGGAGTCCGCTGCTTCATCCATAAGTCATACTAATAACATAAGGCGAGTCAAAAGAAAGTTAAAATATCGCTTGCATTAATAGGCAACCCGCTTTAGTTTGCTCGTATGGAAACACAACTGACACACGCTGAAGCGAACACGGCTCAAGATGTTCGTATTGTCAAATTGCTGGAAACCATCTCCACTCTCAAAGCCACGCTGGAAGAATGCTTGGACTTTGTGACAGAGAAACACGACTTTGACAAACCCAAAAACAAAACCGCTTGTCTTATCTCCTCTATTGATGAGGCGATTTATCAAGCAGACGAGGTGACGAAATAATGAAAAACACATACTCAAAAACACGACACACCTTCACCGAGAACGGCGAGACTATAAACGCCATTGTCTATGGTGGGATCTACAAACTAGACGAAGCACAAGCGAACATCATCATTGAGGATCTAGGAGAAGATAACGAACACGGAAGATATATGCTCACGCTTGGGAATGATGGCTGGATGTCTGACAAGCTGGAAGATTTAGAGCCTCGTCTGTTCGAGTGGATGCAATCGGAAGGAATTGAATACGATTCAGAAAAATAAACCAAAGAAAGGAAACACAAATGAAATACAAATTGAGCAAAAACTACTGGGAATCACACAACATAGGAAAACAAATTGGAGAGTATGCGGACAAGCTGGGTTTAGTGTGCATCGCAACTGGAGGCAACTGCGATTTCATTGTCAAATCATTAAGCGAGGAAAATGAAATGATCGCAGTTTTAGTTTCAGAGTTTTCCGAATGTCCAGACACTCTAAATGAAGTTGCTTGGGTATCAATTAAGCTTAACTCGTCTTGGGTTGAGTCTGTGGAGTTAAAGTTTGAGTCAGCCCGAAAGGCAATGCAGTTTATGGCAAGCCTTAAGGACGCTAGTTCAATCAATCTGCGAAATCTTAACTAGGCGAGCAGACCCCGAACACATCCGCAAGGGTGTGTTTCGGTCTGGCCGATAGGCTGGAACAAAAGAAACCAATAAGAAAGGACACATAAAACAATGAGTGCATTATATGGAACGATTCAAGGAGCAAAAGGTATGGCAACACGATGTGGGCATCGTGAATTGGTGACTCACTCTGCTTGCTGGAATGGAGCAGTAAAGGTTGCCTTGCAACACGACAAGAAAACCAATTCGACATCATATCGTGTCGAGCTAGTGCCTTGGCACGGAACTGGTGAAAACAAATTGCTGGCAGAGGGAGTAATGGAGAAGCAATCGTGATCTGCTTCTCTATCTACTCACGAAACGGCTCATTCGTCTGCCGTTTTGATGACCGCAGCCGAGCCGAAATGTGGAGACGATTCAACGGCATTCAAGAATATGTAATAAGAGAGGAGGTATGGCGATGAACTCACCGCAAATCTACTCGCTTGGGTTATTACACGGCGGACTCCTATTGGGATTCGTCTGGCTAGTCTGGCCGAAACGGAAATAAGTTTTCCCTCGTCCATCCTCTTGACCGAGGGTGGGAGAGGTCAAACCCTATCGGGATGGCCTAAAAAACGGAAGCGCAGTGATGCGCGGAACATAAAAGAAAAGAGGAAAAGAAATGAAATTAGATAACCTATTGGAGGAGATACTGTGGGAGATTGAGGCAGCTGGTAAGGATTGCCCCGAATCATTCAGGCAATTTGAAGAAAAGATTAAAAAGGCAATATATATTTAGTCTCTCCTCGTTTCCCCTCGTAACGGAGGGGAACGGAGGATGGATTGATCCGATAGGCTCAAACATTCTACAAACGGCAGCGCAGCCTTAATCGGGAGCGTGAAACTAATAAAGGAACCACACTATGAAAAAGAAAATCACAAAAAGAAAATACAAGGTTGAGTATAAGCAAACAGAGACATTCATCGTAGATGTCTATGCGAACAATCAGGAGCAAGCGGAAAAACTAGCGTGCAAGAGATTTGACGCTGGTGACTATCAAGATATGGGCGATTGCGAAGTTGGGGTGAGTCAAGTTTATGATGTCACCAATACGGAAGATCCGTTTAACCCATAAAGGAAAAGGCAACATAAGAAAGAAAGAGGAATAGAAAATGAAAATGACAGAATATAATACCGTAATGCAGGCTTATGAGAAAATTATGAAAGCATATTCAGAGAATATCGGTAATGATGGCACTCCAGAAAATGATTTAATTTCTGGAAATCTTGCCGAAGCTATTGCAATTCTTGATACAATTATCTAAACCAGCCTCGCCAAGGGTTCAAACCCCTATGGCTTTTCGCGCTTGCCTACAAACGGCAGCACAACCTATAAGGAGCAAATAAAAACATGACAGAAGACGAAATTATTAAGGCTTACCTTTCGCGCCTAGGCAAGAAAGGCGGGAGCGTCAAAGGTCCGCAGAAGGTGCGACCCAAGGAACACTACCAGAAGGCGGTTGGTATCCGCTGGGCTAAATATCGGGAGCGTCAAACGGAAGCGCAGGCATCCAAACGGTAGCGTAGCCTTTCGCGGGAGCGTTAGCCCTATAAGGGGTGTGTAGAATAGCCCTATAAGGGTGCTATAAGGGGCGTATAAACGGCAGTCTAGCTATTTTTTGGCAATGTAAAGAACTACGTTATCTGTATTCTGTTCTGGAAATATGCTTTCGCCATTTGAGTCTATGTAATAAATAGATCCCGACCTGGTGGGATTCCCAAGCACTATTGCAAGCCAATCAAAGTCACTATGAGAACACGCAGAATGTCTTATTTTTATGTCTCCTGTTTTGCTTCCAGTTATATGACCAGTTTTAACTTCAACTCTTTTCAGTTCGCCATTGTTAAGCATAACTATTAGATCGCACCTGCATGACGGACTCAAGGCTCTGAATACACTCAAGCCTTTTGCCATCAAATCGCTTGAAACATAGAGTTCGTTTATTGCACCTACTGTTCCAGTGTTGGCAATATAATCATGAGCCTTTTCGTTTAGCATAATCTATTTACCTATAAAACAGCAACACGCCTTGTTGCCAAGTTCTAGTTGCTCAACCCTGAAATTGACGTTTAAACTCGATTCTTGGGGTTTTGTTTTAGTTACGCATCTTTTACCATTTTGACTATCCCGACCCCGTGGCGAGGCTGCTGGGTGGCAAGGAATCGATTTTAAAGCCTTTTTGTTTTTTATGTAACTACCAATTTCGGCAACTCCAGAAACGTGGGGTTAGCTTGCTGGGCGGCTTACTATCACACCCATGCCTAGCTCTGAAACTGCGCCTACGCGCTGGGTTATTCTTTTTAATGGTCATATCTGGATCTCCGTAGCGGATAACCTTGCTTTGCCCATTCTGACACGCACGCACCACAAACTTCTTGCGCTCTCCAGGTGTACGCCTTGGGCTGTTGCAAGGCAGTTCTCTAGGATTCATCATCTACCTCATCGGTATCCCAAACGCTAGGACAGGCATCGTGGAGCGACTGGAGTGCCTTCTGGTGGCTTTCAAAGAAGCCTGACAGCCTCTTGACCTGCTCTGTAAGGCTATTCCATTGCACTTCGAAGACTTCATAGGAGCAGTTAGCATTCATATCGTCAACCAGTTGGCCTAGCAAACGTAGCACGCCATGCAACTGTGCATTCTCACGCTGGAGGAGGGCAATAAACTTATGTGCCACCTTCAGTTGCTCTCTATCGTGATTCAAACCCGCCCTTCTTGGCTTTCATCATGCGCCACACCTTGGGGCTGATGGTGCTTTTAGATTTAGGACGGCTAGTGCCAGCCTTGCGTCTGGCGTTAATGTTGGCGTATAAACCTGGTTTGCTGTTGTTCATTTCACGATTGTACCACACCCACCACCTGATAACCAACTTCGTTCTTGGCAGGTGCGAACGTGTGCAAGCCAGCCCAGCCCAGCCCAGCCAGCCTTGTTTGTTCATTTAGGAGAACGCTACGGAAATAGCGTAGCGTAGTAGGGACAGGACGGACTAAGGAGTCCTGTTCCTACTTTTCCTTCGCGAATTATTTTATATACTATATAAGGGTTTGACTGCTCAAGAGATGATAGTGTTTTGAAAGTGGATTAGAAAGCGGTCTGATTGGCAATATACAAGCCGCTGTCAGACAATATCTTGTTGGCCTTGTGAAGGCGTTTTAGATAGCGATAAAAGGTACTTTCGGATACTTCCAGCTTTTCGATGATATGGCGGCATAAATCACCCGCCTGCCACTGCTTTGAACCCATCTCAGTTAAGAACCTTTTGTCGTCAACCGCCTTGTGCGCCCCTGGCTTCTTTAGCTTATCTGGGTTGAGGTTAAAGTTCTGGCGGAATAGCGGGTAAGACCATTGGACAACGAAGGCATCCATAGGGCTAAAGTTCCTTAACGTCACCTCGCAGGTGAAGGTGCGCTCATCCTCTTCATGCGGTGTCAAGACCACCAAGCTGTCTGGATTGCGCGCGAATACACCTGACCCACTGAACCTATCAATCGACTCTGACCCACTCTTGTTTCCCTTGCTAAAATGGTGTGACAGAATGATTGACAGATTGTGGCGTGTGGCTAGGTACTCAAACTCGTTCATCAGGCTCGACATATCGCCCGCGCTGTTCTCATCCCTCTCACCCATCAGCATATAGTTTGGATCTAGGATGATCGCTTGGTATCCCTTGCCCTCAATCTGCTTCTCGATCATGGGGCGGATGAGCGTCAAATCGGCAGCGTGACCTCTCAGCGTCCATGTATCAAAGTCATCGGCCTTGTCTTCCAGTCCCTTTGCCTTGACAACATCAGCCAACCGATTGCGGAAACTCCACTCTTGAATCTCAAAGTTAATAAACAACACCCGCGACATCTTGCACTGCTGCCCCCACCACGGAACGCCCGCGTGTAACGAAAGGGCTAGGTCAATAAGACTCCAACTCTTGAACGCCTTGCTTCCTCCACCTAGCAACATCTTCCCGCCTCTATGCAACATCCCCTCGATTAACGTCTCTGGTGCTGGCAGGTCTTCCTTAATAAGTTGTGCATAAGATTTAATCGGCGGCCACTCATCGGTCTTGGGTTTGATGCCAAGTGCTACGGCTGGCTCTATCATTTTCCTCCTTTGCAAAACCAAAGCAGGCTTTGCATCTTGTCGTTTCTTTTTGCCCCAGGAATCCTAACGGGTTGACTGGGTTTGAATGTTGCAGGATCGCATCCCAACGGAATAAGAAAAGCTTTTAACTGATCCACCCATTCATTCTTAGGTGGCATCTCAAACCAACCATGCAAGCTCTTTCCGCCAGTATCCACAACAGCGTGTAGTTTCATGCTGAACAAATCGCGCATCAGTTGGAACACCGCGCCCATCTCTGGCTTAGTCAACACATCGGACTCGACAACCAAGAATACCCTATGCTCAACGGTGTCATTGGATCTGCTAACAGTATCCAGCTTGTAGGTCGCACCAGTCGTGTACTGCCCGATTGGTTCGTCCAGCTTCAGCCAATCCCAAGCTGACCTAAAGTTCTGCGGATGCCTGCCACTGTCCTTGACATCGCCGATCCAGATATTGTCAGCGACATTAAACATTGAGAGGAACAACTGATAGTCTTGTGCTGGATCGCCTAACTTAACTGGACTCTCTTCGTACATATCCGCTGGGTCCCAATTATAGTGGGTCAGGTAACGTTGCTTGTTTGACTCTGCAATCGTCTTAATTCTGTCCAGCACCTCGGAGTGCGGGTCTTTCTTGATGATTAACTTGGGCGCAACAGTACCACCCGACATAATGTTGACTGGCTTGTAAAGCACATCGCTGGATATAGCTCGGCGCAACTTGCGGTTGGCCTCATCACGATACGGCGTGCAGGAAGTATGCCAGCAGAATATAGTCGGCGCGCCATCCACAAACACCGTTGTGTCACGGATGCGGGTGTGGCTCGTATGGGCAGCCTCACCTGGGCATTTGCATAGTCCATGATTTTCGGACTGCCAATCCACTTGGCCTACGATCTCTTCAGCTTGCCGTTGTTTGTCGTTCATATCACAAACTCGCTTGGTACTTTAAGGTATTCAACATAATCTTGAATGTAGGTATTGCTTATGACAATTGCCTGATCGTGTCCGAATTTTTCAAATGGAACAATTAGTTTGAAGGCAACCCCAAGATCACCGTTTAGCCCCACGAGAAACCAGTAATCTGCTGGAAATGTATCTGGATCTGATGACGCTTTAAACTGATACCTATTATTGTTTTTTTGAAATGTGGCGGTCTTTATGTGGAATCCTCTAAATGTTCCATCATTCATTGCGACTATCCGATCTATCTTTGTGTGCGGATTGATTGACCTCCAAGCATTCAGCCCATTGCTGATTGCCCATATATCAAACTGCAACTCACCTATCTCGCCGACCTTGTGCGAGTAGTGCATTGCATCAATTTGCAATGCTGTCGTGCTTAATGTTTCCGTTTCGGCTGCAAAGCCAAACAGATACTGTTCTGGCTCTTCAGCCAATCCACTAAACATCTTTATCTCTTCACTCATAGAAATTCAAACTGGCTCTGATTCAAGAGGAGAACACACTGAGGAATATCCCGCCGCAAGATCTCCTTGCGGACCACAACGCCAGTTAGGTTATTTGCTTTCTTTAACTTCCTCCAACTCCATCGCCCTCTTGCTGGCCTCGACAATATCCTGCGCTGTTATATTTCGAAGAGCATTGCACCAGTATTGCGTCTTGGGTGTCTTGTTCGTCGCATCCTTACACTTCGCCTGTGGCAACCCAGCGTGAGGACGGCAAGGCGCGTGTGGACAAGTATCGGGTTTGAACACCGACACGTTCTTAGGATAATAAGTCATGCGGTCAGCAGGATCATACGAACCCCACAACGACACACACGGCGTATCCAACCCAGCAGCCATGTGATTGACTGAGCTATCTGGCGCAACAACAAAGTCAGCACCGCTTATAATCGGGAACAGCGAGCGCACAACTTTAGTACAATTAAACAAGTCGATCACTCGCGGGTGATCCACCTTAAAGTTGTGCGAGTTATCTAGCCCAATAATCACAGCGTGATGTTTTGGGTAAGCCTCAAGCAACGCAAGCACCGCCTCCTGCCCCATCGTTGGCGGGTAGGTGCGGGTAGGACCGCTGGACGAGACATGGTAGGCGAAGTAGGGGTCTGGTAATGGCAACTTACCCATCGCCTTTAACTCTTCGTGATCTGGTTCAATCAGATGTAGAACTGGTTTGCAATACTTAGCCATCTTCTTCTCATCCCATACACCCATCCATTCGTAGATCCGTTGGTAACAGTTACCCCCGCCAGTGCCTAACTTCGTGTTGCCAACCTGACCGCTGAACAAATCATCAGTCGGAACGTGAGCATCGTAGGAATGCCACGCTTCCAGCGAGCAAGGCAACGGCCACAGCTTTGCACCCAGCCCAGCGTATAGAGGCAGATTGCGTGCGGGTGCATAAACATCCACAACCCCACCCGACTCCTGCACCAAGTAGTTAACGAAAGCAGTAGCAATGATTGCGTCACCAATTGCCCCAGCGCGGTAGACGGCTGTTGCCCCGCCCATCGCACGCCCCTTGTAGTAAGGCTTAATCTTGTGCGGGCAAGGAATTGCGTCATCCCAGGGTGGTCCAGTTAGTTCATCGGGCAATACGTACGTGTTGCGCGGGTGAAGCATATTGTCATCGACTTTGTGGATTTGATTTGTTTGGTTAGTCCAGAGTTTCATTGGTGTTCCTTTCTATTGTTTCGCTCAACTGCGTCAATCCTTTTTCCAATCCAAGCCATGCACGGCACGGCCATTGAGTTTCCAAGTGCCTTGTAGCGTGGCCCATCTGGGCATTGATCGGCTGGCTTGTTACGCCAAGGAATCATCGTGTGATCGTCTGAAAAACCTTGGAGTCGTTCACATTCTCTTGGTGAGAGCCTGCGTACTGCCATCCGATCCGCTGGGTTAATGACTCCACCAGTATGATTGATGTCGGAGGCTGAAGATGAAATTGACTGCGACTTATCTCCGATTGTTTTGTTGTAACAATCGACTGCTACTGGTTCTTGAACCAACGGCACATTCCCACCGCCAGTACCATATCGTGACACACAACTAGGCGCAACATCGAGGGGTCCAGTAACTCGAGAGTCATTGGGGTGATTCTCATACAGGACTGCGTGTTTGTCGCCCTTAGTCAATGTGGGGCAAGGATCACCTGGCTTACCCACTCCAAGTCCATTACCCTTGCCGTCTTGCTTGTCTCCGTGCTTGCCAGAATGTCGTGTCGCTTGGTCGTGAATGGGGATTGGAAAGTAAAAACTTTCAGCTTGTTGCGTCAGTTGCTTCCCAACTTGTTTTGCCAACCCGCAGTCAATCGTTGCGCATACATCTGGTATGCCAGCGTTAATCGCTTCGTGAACTGCCTTAATCTCCATCAAGGCTTCGTCACTACATCCTCCTCGACTTCCTTTGCACTGGGTGATTGTTGGGCTGACTCCAACGCCTGCTTGAGCATTGGTGGCAACTCCTTGCCTCGTTTCTCGGCTCGGCGCAGGATTCCGGCGCACGCTTTCGGACTCAAATAAAACCTTTGCGGCAAGGTTCCCTTTTCCAAGATGTGCGACAACGAACACACGTCTGCGTCTTTGGGCCACTCCGAACCATTGAGCGTCCAGCACTCGGTATGCCCACTCATACCCCAGCTCCCCCAACGCTCCGAGGAAGGAACCAAAATCTTTTCCTCCGTTAGATGACAAGACACCAGGGACATTTTCCCAGACAAGCCATCGAGGTTTGAGACGTTCAGCGATTGCAAGGTATGTAAGCATAAGGTTTCCTCTGGGGTCTTTGAGTCCTTGACGCAATCCCGCAACGCTGAAGGATTGACATGGGGTTCCTCCGACCAGAAGGTCGATTGTTCCGCTTGGTATATTCCATTGTTCATGTTGTGTCATATCTCCTAGGTTTTGTACTTTCGGCCAATGATGCTTCAGCACCGCTGACGGAAATGGTTCTATTTCTGAAAACGCAACTGGCTCCCATCCGATAGGCTCCCAAGCCTTTGACGCTGCTTCAATGCCAGAACAAACAGATAAGTACTTCATTCTTCCTCCAATATTTCCTTTGCTATCAAAGCCACCGCATCGACCATCGCAATAATTCTAATAATATCTATTGCGTGACCGTGAGAAGCGCGATCCCTCTCTACTGCAAGCTTGTCGCGTGCTGTGAGAAGGATGTCGCGCCCCCACTTGAGCCTAGCTTTAGACTCGACCAGCATTACGAGCC